CGTACAGCCCGTGGTAACGGTGGACAGCATCGAACGTTTCGAAAGGGAGCTCAAAGAACTGTCGTCATTCACCGCCGGATTCACAACAAGACGATACCTGGACTCGACGGCGCAGGAGGGCGGCAAGACAGGCGAATTCTATCGCGAAATGGCCGATGCGATCGGAACCGACCTCGACGTGGAAATCAAAGTCTCCATACCGAAAGACGGCTTCTTCCCCAGTGCGGGACGCAAACTCAAAGGCACGGTGAGCGACCTGGTCGCATTCGCCGTAAAACAGAACAAGCAAATGCAGGTCAGCGGCACCGACCTCGCAGGCAAACTCCTCGAACTCAACCTCGTCAGTCATCCCGTCGTGGAACAGGAGGACATCATCATCGGCGAAAACGAGCCAAGACAATTCACCAACCTCATAGACCACCTCGTAAAAGTCTGCACCGAAAAGCAAACTTACCTATACGAAATATCGCGAGGAGCATGACATGAGCAGAAAATCGACGCTCGGCGACGCATTAGCCGCACATCCGAGCGTCGACATGCTCGCCCCCGCCATCCCAATCATCATCTGGGCAATCTCCGGGAGACCGGTACCGGACGACAACGTCTCGCAGAAACTCTTCGTGGCGCTATCCACCCTCTCTGGTCTCGTCATGGCGGCAGTGACATTCATCTGTTCCATGTCCTACCAATCGGAATCACGCTACATGCAAATCGCGCGTGACCGATATCACGACGAACTATCCAGAAACTGGGTCAGCATCATCGCATGGACAGCCATCACGGCGGTGCTCCCGCTGGCATCCCTCTGCCTCTGGCCGTCGCGCCCGGGACTATCCACAGCCATCTCCATATATGCACTTGTCATGATGATCGCAAAGCTGGGCAGAAGCATCCACTGGATGAAATACACGCTATTCATGCAAAAGGCATCCATGACAATCGGCGAACCCTTTACTGACAAAGACATGCAAAAAGCCTTCCAACGGCACGAAGCCAACGGCATCAGATAACCTCCACCCAGCCAACAGAATCGCCCCGGCGCTCGCAGACGAGCGACCGGGGGCTTTCGCTTACTCCTCGGGATGTTTGCGCGGTCTGCCGCCACCGACCCCGCGGCCGGGACGCGCCGCGTTCCACCGGTCGATGGTCTCCGGCAGCCAGCCGCGCGTCGCGCCGATCAGCGCATCCGGCTCCGGCAGGTTGTAGCCCTTCGCGGCGGGATTCTTCACGCCGAGGCGCTCGCCGACCTCCTTGAGGCTCAGGAAACGTTCGGTCATCGTTCTCCTCCCGCGAGGTATCCGAAGACGCCGGCGGCGGCTCCGAAGATCCCGGCGGCGATGGTCCGTCCGCCGATGGCGAGGATGAGGCACATCGCGCCGCATGCCAGCGAGACGAACCTGTATGCGCTTTTTGCGTTCATGATGATTCATGGATTAGTCTGGGAAAGGAGCCGTAGCTCCGGATAGTAGGGTTATTCGGAATCTACGGCTCTTGCTCTACCTGCGTGGCCTGCGCCGCCTGCGTGGCGGTTTTGGCTTCGGCTTGGGCGATGGCTCGCTGCCGTTGGACTTGAGCGCGGCGATGACGGCCGCAATCCCGACAAGCAGGGAGCCGATGGCTTCGATCGCTTTCCAGACCTCGTCCATGTTCACCTCCTTTCACTGTTCTGTTTTGCTGACATAACTAATATACCTCAATTATGCAAGTATGTCAAATCAGAAACAATCGACACGACCGCAACCATCTGTAAAATCTACGTAGGGCCGCAATGAGACGGCTGCAAAACGATAGATTGGGGCATGATGCCAAACGGACAGCATACGG